TGATGGGGGCCTGGTGTTGAGGTTGGAGTTTTCCAGGGGGAGGGGGGAGGGGAGGGGTAGGGGCAACACTACACCCCACTATTTATAATATGATTTTTTTTAGTGACATTAGGGTATTAATATAGAGATTAGTAACTAGCTAGTGTCACACTTCACTTAAATAGCGAAAAATACATGTAACTATTTAGAATAGTTAGCTAACTAAAAATAAAAAAATTATGGCACCATTTAAAATGAAAGGATTCAGTGGATTCAAACAATCTTCACCAACAAAACTTGCAGGAGGAAGATATCTATGGACTGAGAATCCTGAAGGGGGATTGAAAAAAACACAAATATCTGCGTCAGAAGAAGCACGTTTACTAGATGAAGCAAGAAAAGCAGCAGAAGCAGGAGACAAAAATTATATAGACCCACATCTTGATAGAACAGGTATAGAGCAATATAAAGAAGGTGGTAAATACGCTGGTTTAGGCCTTGATAGTATGGATAAAATACATGCTAAGTACGCTGAGTTAATGGAAAAGTATAAAGGTGATGACTATGTACTTGGTGGTGGTCATGTTCCTCACAAGGTTACCGAAGAACCTGATTACAAACTGATGAAACAATTAAAAAGCCAAATAGACTACGCTCAAACCGCTGCTGGGAAAGCAGAAACAAGAAAACAAGAAGCTTTAGATCAATAATATGGATTTTAAAAGATATAAAGCGATAAGAGACGCGCATAAAGTTAAAAACGATGGATCTCCATTTGATCAAACTGAAGGTGTACCGGTAATGCGTTCAGGTATGAATACTTTGGATATAGATCCTAAAGCTTTAGGTACAATTTCAGGAAGTAACGCAGCTAGTATGCTACCATCTTACGCTGATATAGCTCCTGAAAAAGAAGAAGTAGAGAAAGTAGATACAGAAGGTCCAACTGATGAAGAAATAGAAAGGGCTAATAGAGAGTATAAAGAAAAAGGAACAAAACAAGTAAAAGATATAGATTTTACTAATAGAAATTATTAAAACATAACAATATGGCATTTAAAATGAAGGGTTTTAGTGGATTTAAACAAAGCTCACCAACAAAAAACTATAAAAACCCACAAGAATATAAGGCTTTTAACATGGGTAATAAACCAACACCAGTAGAAACAGATGAAGATGGATCTCCTTTACCGTTTACGGGAGAATATGTAGACTTGGTTGATCCTGAAACTGGGGATATTGTAAGTAGTACAAGACAAAATAAACCTATAAAGAAAACGCAGCATAGCAGCGAAGCTCAAGAAAGACTTCAAAAAATCCCAGTTGAAGATAGAGAAGCTGAATTCGATCCCCAAGGCGTAGCTCTGTCTGATGATTACAAATATCCTAAATTAAGAACAGACAAGGAAACTGGTGAAACAAAACAGTATAACCCTGTAACAAGATTGGAAGGTTATGATAAATATATGGCGATGAAAGGAGAACACGTGCAATCCCCATACGAAAAAACTAGAATGAAAGGTGGAAAATACCTTGCTAAAGGTGGTGAAGACGCTGAAAAGTACTGGAAGCAATATCAAAAAGATAATCCAGATACTTGGGAAGCAGATATGAATCAATATTTAGAACGTAGAGGTAAAGGACTTAATCTTCAACAATTCCCTACAACTAAATTTGATAAGAAAAAATTAAGAGAATTAGCAAAAAAAGAAAGTAAAGCAGGTGAAAATATTAAAGATGCTGCAGACCTTGAGTATTTTTCTAAAAAGACTCAGAGGGGAGGATCGTATCTTCACCCAGATGAAGGAGGAGGTATAGAACCTATAAATCCTAAAGACCTTGAACAATGGCAAAAAACAACATCAAGAAGAATTAGTGGGGATAAGGAGTAATAAATAAATAAATAAAACAACTATGGCATTTAAAATGAAAGGATCCCCATATGCAATGGGTACACATAAAACAAAAAATACAGCTTTATACGCTAAAAAGAAGAAAACTGAGAGAGAACTTGGTAAAACTACTACAACTTATACTAAAAAATCAAATATTTACGATAAAGATAAGTTTGATAAAAGTAAAGGTTCCTCAGGTTCTATTGGATGGAGTAAAAAATACTCTTACGAACCAGGTGGAGGAAGAAGTGGTGAGGGTGTAACCGCTGAAAAAGTAACTAAAGGAGGTGGTAAAACAGTACAATATAAAGACAAAGGAAAAACAAAGGTAATTACTAAGGAAGGTGAAGCTCCAAAAGTAAAAACTAAAAAATCTGGAAAACAGTATAGCAAAGCTATAGATAAAATAAAGAAAAAATCAGGACATACAGAAAGACATTCTGGTATTTATCAAAAAGAACCAATAGATCCTCCAGGAAAGAAAAAAAATGATCCTTTTGGAGATGAAAAATTAAAAGGATTAACGCAGGAAAAAGCAAGAACAAGACCAGAGAAATTAAATCCTAAAGTGGAAGGGAAAATAAAAGTATTACATAAAGCCAGAACATCTCCAGATCCTGTAAAACGTCCTACAGAAACTTTAACGGCTCGTTTAAAACCAAAAACAATCGAAAAAGCGATGAAAAAAGCAACACCATATGAAGGTTTTAAGAAAGAAGGGAAAAAAGTTGGCATGGTAAGAGATATGACAAAACCTAAGCAAGTTGCTAGAAAGAAAGCAAGGCTTGTTGAAAAACCTAAGAAGAAAACAGGGAAGATTAGTACAAAAACTATGGAATTAGAATAAATATAGGAAAGACCTATACCAATTAATATTAACCAAAAACCAAAACAAATGACTTATTTGTATTACAAGACCAGTACATATAATACTGGCAACCAAAAACCGAATGAAAAAACTATTAACCAATGGAAACATCTTGCAGAAAAGAAAAACTGGAGGATAACTCAATTACCAAATGGTTTTTATCAAACAGAAGTATCAGAGCCAGATAGCGAAGAATGGCATGCTGTTACAAGAAGAGAAACAATTGAAGGTGCTGAAACCGCGATTAATGGTAGCATCGACCATTTTTCTAAAAAGTTAGAAGCTATACAAGGTCCTAAAGTAGTTAAAACATTTAAATAATAAAACTATGGCGTTTAAAATGAGGGGAAACCCATTCAAGCAAACAGACCCTCCATCAACTAAAAAAGAAACTATTTTTAGAGGTAAAATTACGACTAGTAGTGACGGTACCAAGTATTATTATGATAAAGATGGGAATGTTAAAAAAATGGTAACACCAGATGGTACTACTACTAAATATCCAAAAGGAAGTAGAAAATACAAATAGAAACACAATTAAATTAAATTAAATGGAATACAATCAACCTAGTGAGATTGTCAAAGATCTTAACTTTGGCGAATCTGCAAAAACAAAAATTATTAAAGGTGTAGATAAACTTGCTAAAGCAGTTAAGTCTACTCTAGGAGCTTCAGGTAAATGTGTAATTTATGAAGACGCTCGAGGAAAACCGGTTATTACAAAAGACGGAGTAACAGTAGCAGAATCTGTTGTCTTATATGATCCGGTTGAAAATATGGGTGCTACCTTAATTAAAGAAGCAGCTAGAAATACAGTGAGAGAAGCAGGGGATGGAACCACTACAGCTACAGTCCTTGCTGAAGCACTGATAAAAGAAGTTAATCATGAAAGATATCATGATAACTCTGTAAGAAATATAAAAGAAGGTATACAATCTGGTTATAAAAAAGTAACTGAATACCTTAATAACATCTTAGTTCCAGTCAAAGGAGACATGTTAAAGAACGTTTCCTCTATAAGTTGCAATAACGATGCTGAATTAGGATCAATCATAGCAGAAGCTTATGAAAAAGTAGGAAAAGATGGTGTGGTTCTGATGGAAGAATCAGATACTGGAGACACATACGTTGAGGTTGTTGACGGTGTGCAAATAGAATCTGGACTTACTTCACCTCACTTTATCACCGATACAGACAAACAAAGGGTTGTATTAGAAAATCCACTAGTATTAATTGTCGCATCGGAAATCCCAAACGTTAGAAAGATACAAAATGTATTAGAATTTGTTATAAAAAACAACAGATCTTTACTTATAGTTGCTAGAGTTAGTCAACAAGTAAAATCTGCGCTTTTAATGAATAAAGTTAAAGGTAATATCAAAGTTAATATTGTAGATTTACCAGGTTTTGGACCAACAAAACAAGATACAATTAAGGATTTGGCTATTTTAACAGGTGCTACAGTTATAAACGAAGAATTAGGTGATGATTTAGATGGTATATCGTTAAATGTACTAGGAGAAGTAGAAAAATCCGTTACAGATAGTAAAAATACAGTAATTACTACATCTGAAACAACAAAAGATGTTACGGAAAGAATAAAAGAAGTAAAAAAGTTACTTAAAAAAGAAAAAAATCCGTATTTAAAAAGAAAAATAGAAGATAGATTAGCAATGCTTTCTGGATCTGTAGGTATTGTACGTGTAGGAGCTGATTCTAAAGTAGAACTAAAAGAAAAGAAAGATAGAGTTGAGGATGCGATATATGCTACAAAAGCGGCCCTGAAAGAAGGTATCGTCCCAGGTGGTGGTATTGCCTTACTCAACGCTTCACAATGTATAACTCCAGATAGTATTGGTGAAACGATATTATTGAAAGCGATTAAATCACCATTTGAAACAATATTAGATAATGCTGGTTTTACTCAAACTTCTCCACGTCCAGAAAAAGGATTAGGTGTAGATGTGGTAACTGGTGAAAGTGTTGATATGATAGAATCTGGTATTATAGATCCAGTACTTGTAACAAAAACAGCGTTAAAAAATGCTATATCTGTAGTTTCTACTATAATATCTGCTGATTGTGTAATCTCAAATATAAGAGTAAATGAAAGCAGTTAATTATTACTTAATAGTAGAAAAAATAAAAGATGAGGAAAAAAAAGTAGGTGGATTAATACTTACTGAAGAGACAGATGATGACAATAGGTACTTAAAGGCAAAAGTTATATCTATTGGAAATATTGTTGAGGGAGTAAAAGAAGATGATATAATATACTACGATAAACACGCTGGACACGGTATCCAGCATAAAGATAAATTTTACCAAGTCATTAAACAAATGGACGTGGTATTAATAGATTAGACCTAAGCCAGAAACCAAAACCCCAAACTCAAATGACAATTAACCTAATTATTAATCAAAAAATCCAAAAAAAATGTTAAATTATTTGTATTTTAGAACAGAAGCCGCTGTTGGAGACGACGATGGTTCAGGAAACTCAGCTCTATATCCAGCTACTTCTTTTAGAGGTGGTGAGATGACTAGTGATACTAGTATGACTTTGTTTTTTCAAAACTTGAAAAGACCAGATCATCACGGTAACAGCCTAGTAGTAGACAACGCTGACAATTTACCTTTATGTGATACTGTAGTTCTTAATATTACAGCTAACAAAGGTAAAGAAGTATTAGAAGCTATTGTTGGAGCTATGAATGCTGGAATGAACTCTGGTTTTATTGTAGTTGGTGACGATGCTGCTGACTCTGCTGGCGGAACTCAGTATATATCTTCTGATATTACTTCTGTTGGAACTATTACGATCAACGCTGTTTACGATAACTCTTAATAACAGTTGAGATTAACCGCGCAAGATCTGCGTGAAATGAACATCCTTAAGTACTACAGGCTCACACGAAAGTGGGCCTGTAAGACTTACGGGTTAACAGATGCAGATTTAGAATTATTAATTTATTTAGATTGTAAAGAAAGATTTACACGACAAGAATTTATAGACGGAGTTTATACCATGAGTTGGGATAAAAACCGTTGGGAGAGACTAAGAAGAGAGGGTTGGATAGAGGTTTGGAGGCATCGTAACAGAACGACTATTAAATACAGTGTTTTCAAAACATCATTTAAGTGTTCTCAATTAATAAGTAGAATTTACAGAGTACTTCTAGGTGAAGAAGATCTTCCGATATCAGAAAGAAGTATATTTTTTAATAACAAATCGTATACAGATAAAGTCTATAATAAAGCTATAGATGATATGATTAAAGATAAAGATAGATAATATGGCATTTAGAATGAAACCTCCATCTTTTTGGAAAAAACCTAAGAAACGAAAAGAAGAGTTTGAAGTTATTAGAAAGAATCTAGATAACGGAATTCTTGGTGAGGCTAATAATGATAATACTATATTTATTAATAATGATATACCTGAAAATGGCCCAAAAGAAAAAGAAGTCATTGCACATGAAAAGCAACATATGAAAGACATGAAAGATGGTATATTAGGTTACACAGACGGTCATATAAAATGGAAAGGTAAAAAATATGAACGTAAAGATGGTAAAATTAATTACAAAGGAAAATGGATAGAAGAAGGTTATAAAGATTTTCCTTGGGAAAAACGAGCGTATAAAGCTGGTAATAAAGCAAAATAAAACTATGGCAAGAAAATCAAAAACAAAATTTAAAATGAAGGGACATACCCTTCCTGGAATAAACCAAAAAACAGAGACAGTTAACAAACCAGATGGTAGATCAGAATCTTCAGCATTCCAAATGCAAGAATCTGGATCTAGTCCAAATAAAATAGTTGGATTAGCTGCTGGTGCTTTGTTAGGGCAATCAAAATTTGGAAAGAAAATAGGGCAGGGTGTTAAAAACCTTGGTAAAAATCTTTTTAAAGGAGGAGCTGCTGGAGCTTTAGCTGGTGGAGGTGGAGGAGAAGAGAGTTCAGATGCCGCTGCTGGAGCAGAGTTATTAAAGGCAGAAGCTAAAGAAGCTATGGAAGGATCTCCTGTTACTATGAAAAAAAAACTAAGATCGGGTACTAGTTCAACTGTAGGTGGAAAATTAGGTGGAAGTTCTTATAAAACAGAAAGTCCATTTAATCAAAATGGTGATGATATGACGTTTTCTGAAAAAGTAGATAAAGGATTAATTACTACAGATGGAGAATCCATGGAAGAAATGAGAGAAAAAGAAATGGAACCATATAAAGAAATGGATGATGCTGATTTATTTTTACATGGGAAACATAGAGATAAAGACGGTAAAGTACAAAATATAAACTGGGCTCCTAATCCAACTTCAGCTGAACAAATCAGAAGAGATCAAAGAGAATTAGGAGATATGATGTTTGAGGCAAAATATGGAGGTAAAATAAATCCAAAAACTATGGATTTTTATAAAAAAGGTGTAAGATATCAATAATTATGAATATATTAGGAATGATTACAGGTGGAGGAGCTAAAGATCTTGTTGAAGGAGTAGGTGGAGTTATAGACAGTCTACATACTTCTGAAGAAGAAAAGCTTGAAGCTAATCAAAAAATAAAAGAGTTAGTATCCAACTACGAAGTAGAAATGGAGAAGACAATAACAGAAAGATGGAAAGTTGATATGAATTCAGATTCATGGCTTTCTAAAAATATACGACCTATGGTTCTTATATTTCTAGTTGTAGCAACAGTGTTGATGATATTTATCGATGCTGGTGTAGTACAATTTGAAGTAAAGGATACTTGGGTTGATTTATTACAATTAGTATTAATAACAGTGATCGGTGCTTATTTTGGTGGTAGATCACTAGAAAAAGTAAAAAAATAAAAATATGGCAAAAACACAACACACTGATTGGGCTTTTGGACAAATGGGTAGTTTGTTCTTAGATGCTTCAGGAGCAGCCAGTCCTCCAGACGGTAAAGTATTTACAGCAATAACATTTTTAGCAGATACTGTATTTGATGCTTCAGGTGGATTAGTAGCTCAAACTAAACGTGATGTAGAAAACGGAGCAAATACTGGTCCTATTTTAGCTACTGTAGAAGGTTTAGAATGGATTGGTACAGAAGCTGCTGCTCATAATGTATCTGATGGATCTGAAACTACAATTTCAGGTTCTGGTGGTTTACAAATAGACGCATCTAATACATTTCCAAAGGGAGTTACTATTTATGGTAGATGGATAGAAATTGATCTTACATCTGGAATGATCATTGCTTATATAGGAGAATAATGTTAGGATTAGGGAATAGCGCTTCAGAAAATAGCGAGTGTGATGTTCATAATTTACGATCTCTATCTTTTGATGGTACGAACGACAATTTAAATGCAGATAATATATGTAGTACCTTATATGCAGCGTTTACAGATGCAGAAGATCTAAATACAAACTTGGCTTTTTCAATAGCTATGTGGGTTACAGTAGAAACAATGAGTAGTACTGGTGTTGTTTTTAATTTAAGAGTAGGAACAAGTAGTGATAACCATATGAATTTACAATGGCATGGAAGTCAAAATAAAATTAGATGGACTTGTAAATTTAATGGTACTGCTGAGGTTGCAGCTGATGGAGAAACTAGTAGTAGTGGAGTGTCTGAAAACGACGGGAAATGGCACCATATAGTTGGTACAGTTGCAGATGGTGGGAATTGTGAACTTTGGATTAATGGAGTAAAAAGATCTACACATAGCGTTGCTCAAACATTAGTAGGAGAAGTTTCTCAATGTAATATAGGTACAAATACTACAGAGAATAATTTTTGGAACGGTAACATAGATGAAGTGGGCATGTGGACAAGAGTTTTAACAGATGCTGAAATTTTAGCAATATCTAGAGGAGGAGGTCAATTAGATATCGGTCCACACTCTGCTTATAGTACAAATCTTGTTGCTTTGTATAGATTTGAAGAACAAGGTGTAACGGTTGCCGCTAATGAAGTTACTAGAGCCGCGGGAACAGGTGCAACAATGGTAAATAGTCCAACAGCATCAACAAATGTTCCGTGGGAAGCTAATAGTTCCAATTAATAAGTAAATATGAAAAAACACGTAATAATAAATGCAAGCGAAGTATCTTCAATAGATTTTAGTAAAGTTTTAGAAACCTCTGCGGATACATTAAGATATTCTTTAGATGGTAGTAAAACGTTTGTAAAATTTGAAGGTGATACACCAAGTTTTTTAAGCGGTAAAACGCAATATGATCATAACGAAATAATAGCAATTTTACAAAGTAGTGATTGGTCTTCGGACGAAGGATAAATAATAATAATTAAATTAAATAAAATGGCAAAAAGAAAAACACCGAAGGTTGCAAAACCTTCTAAAATCAATAAAGAAGATTTAAATTCTTTACAAGAATTAGTTAGTAATATAAATCAATCTCAAATGCAAATTGGTTTATTAGAATCACAGAAGCATAATATACTTCACTCTATAAATATTTTTAACGATAGATTACTATCTCTTAGAGAAAAATTTAAAGAAGATTATGGTACTGATGATATAAATATTACCGACGGAACAATAAATAAAAATGAAATTAATTAGAAAAATAACAGTAGGTAAGGACTATAAAAATGATGCTATGCATTATGCGGTTGGTCAAGAGGTATACGGTGGTCATAAAATAAACGATATAATAGAAGAAGAAGATAAATATTCTATTTATATTAAAAAAAATCATGATGTATTACCTTGGAAGGATTTTAATAAAAACATGGCTATATCTATTGAGTATAATTTAGAATATTAATGAAAGCACCTTTTGATTTTGTTATAAGACCAAAAGGAAATAGATACAATAATACGACTAAAATTGGTGATAAAGATCTTATTTTAAACACAGAGATATACAATCATGAATTTGTAAATAGAGAAGCTATTGTTGAATCTGTTCCTACGGCTTTTGAAACAAAAATAAAACCCGGAGATACTATTATAACCCATCACAATGTATTTAGAAGATGGCATAATGTTAAAGGTAAAGAAAAAAATAGTAGAAGCTTTTTTAACGAAAATACATATCTTATAAAGGAAGATCAGATATTTTTATACAAAAGAAATAACAAATGGATTGCTCCAAATGGTTATTGTTTTGTACAACCTATAAAATCTAGAGACGAAATAGACATAGGTAGAGAAGAACCATTAACGGGTATTGTTAAATATACTGATGGTTTATTTAATAAAAAAGAATTAGTTGGATTTAGACCTAGTTCAGAATATGAATTTATAATCGATGGTAAAAGATTATATAGAGTTATGAATAAATTTATTACAATTAAATATGAATACCAAGGAAACGAAGAAGAGTATAATCCAAGCTGGGCGCAAAGCAGTTGATGAATTAATCAAAGTAGCAGAAGAAAAGATTATTACTAATACAGAAGATGATGTTTCTGCTGATAGATTAAAAAATGCTGCGGCTACTAAAAAGTTAGCTATATTTGATGCGTTTGAAATACTTAATAGAATCCAAGAAGAAGAAAATCTTTTAGAAGGAAAAGAACCTGAAGAAAAAGAAGAAAGAGTTTTTAAAGGATTCGCAGAAGGTAGATCAAAATAATGTACGAGCAAAGTTTATATAAAATAATAGAACCTATAAAACGTACTACCATTACACGTATGAATCGTGGTAAAAAATGGAAATACGGTTATAATAAAGAACACGATATTATTGTAATATCTAAAACTGGTGTAATAGGTGAAATATATGAAATACAAAACCTTAAAATAGCATTACCCAAAGCTCCTAAAAAAATATTTAAACACGAGAAAAATAAATGGGTGAAACAAGAATACCCAAAAGAACTTAATCGTATTAAAAATATATTTGATTGGAAGGTATATCCAGACGAAGCAAAAGAACAATGGTATGATTATATAGATGAGGAGTTTAAAAATAGAGATGAAGGTTTTTGGTTTATAAATAAAGGAATACCAACGTATTTAACAGGTACGCACTATATGTATCTTCAGTGGAGCAAGATTGATGTAGGTGCTCCAGATTTTAGAGAAGCCAATAGATTGTTTTTTATATTCTGGGAGGCTTGTAAGGCAGATAAAAGATGTTATGGAATGTGTTACCTTAAAAACCGTCGTTCTGGGTTTTCTTTCATGTCATCAGCTGAAGCGGTTAATTTAGCAACGTTAGCAAGTGATAGTAGATATGGGATACTTTCTAAAACAGGTGCTGATGCAAAGAAAATGTTTACCGATAAAGTTGTTCCAATTAGTGTTAACTATCCATTTTTCTTTAAACCAATTCAAGATGGTATGGATCGTCCTAAAACAGAATTAGCGTATAGAGTACCAGCTAGTAAGTTTACAAGAAAGAAAATAACAAATAACGAACAATTAGAAGATATACAGGGTTTAGATACTACTATAGATTGGAAAAATACTGGTGATAATAGTTATGATGGTGAAAAACTTAATCTACTAGTACATGATGAAAGTGGTAAATGGGAAAGACCAGATAATATATTAAACAATTGGAGAGTCACAAAAACATGTTTACGATTAGGTAGTAGAATCGTTGGAAAGTGCATGATGGGGTCAACTTCTAACGCCCTAGATAAAGGTGGAGATAACTTTAAAAAACTATACAATGCTTCCGATGTCACACAACGAAATCGTAATGGACAAACAAAGTCTGGTTTATATTCTCTCTTTATCCCAATGGAATGGAACTACGAAGGATTTATTGACGAATACGGACATCCAGTTTTTGATAATCCACATAATGATGTATACGACCCAGACGGTGAACTAATAGATGTAGGAATAGTAGAGCATTGGGAAAATGAAGCTGAAGGTTTAAAGTCAGATCACGACGCGTTAAATGAATTTTACAGACAGTTCCCAAGAACAGAAGAACACGCGTTTAGAGATGAGGCTTTAAATAGTATATTTAATCTAGTAAAGTTATATGAACAAATAGATTATAATGACGGGGTTGGAAGTTCACTAGGTATTTCAACTGGAAATTTTCAATGGGTAAATGGTATAAAAGACACACAAGTAATATTTTATCCAGATCAAAAAGGAAGATTCAAAATTAGTTGGACACCACCTATACACATGCAAAACAAATCTTACATGAAAAATGGAGTAAGATACCCAGGTAATGAACACATGGGTGCTTTTGGATGTGATAGTTATGATATATCAGGAACAGTAGATGGAAGAGGATCTAATGGAGCGTTACATGGATTAACAAAGTTTAGCATGGAAGATTGTCCACCTAACCAGTTTTTCTTAGAATATATAGCTAGACCACAAACAGCTGAAATATTTTTTGAAGATGTATTAATGTCTCTAGTATTTTATGGCATGCCACTGCTTGCGGAAAATAACAAACCTAGATTATTGTACTATTTAAGAAGAAGAGGATATAGAGGGTATTCTATGAATAGACCAGATAAACTTTGGAATAAATTATCTGTAGCAGAAAAAGAAATAGGTGGAATCCCAAACTCTAGTGAAGATATAAAACAAGCCCATGCAGCAGCGATAGAAATGTATATACAACAACACGTTGGACATTTAGGAGATGGAAATTATGGAAGTGTATATTTTAATAAAACATTAAATGATTGGGCTAGATTTGATATAACAAAAAGAACTAAATTTGATGCAACAATAAGTTCTGGATTAGCAATAATGGCTTGTAATAGACATTTATATACGCCTAATGCAAAAATTGAGAAACCAAAATTAAACATAAGTATAGCTAAGTATTCTAATAAAGGCCACTTATCTAAAATAATTAAAGAGTAATATGAGAAAACGAGGACACAACTTTCCAAGTCAAGTAGTTAGCGATATAGAAAAACAAAGTTTTGATTATGGCTTGAAAGTAGCTCAAGCTATAGAAACGGAATGGTTTAATAGTGAAAATAATGGTACAAATAGATATTTTAATTACATAAATAATTTTCATAGACTACGTTTATATGCTAGAGGAGAACAATCAATTCAAAAATATAAAGATGAATTATCTATTAACGGTGATTTATCTTATCTTAATTTAGACTGGAAACCTGTACCAATTATACCTAAGTTTGTAGATATAGTTGTAAATGGTATATCAGAAAGACAATATTCTATCACAGCATATTCTCAAGATCCATTTGGAGTAAACAAAAGAACCAAATACATGGAATCTATAATGAAAGATATGCGTGTTAAGGAGTTTGATGAAATGGCTAAGAACTTGATGAATATGGATTTCAAACAAAACAAAGAAGAAGATACTCCAGACACTCAAGAAGAATTAGATCTTCACATGACATTAAATTATAAACAAGCTGTAGAAATAGCAGAGGAACAAGCTATAAATACTTTGTTAGCAGGAAATAAATATGATTTAACTAGAAAAAGATTAATATATGATTTAACAACATTAGGTATAGCGGCTGCAAAAACAACATTTAATACATCTGAAGGTGTTGTTGTTGATTATGTTGATCCGGCTAATTTAGTTTATTCTCATACTGAATCTCCATATTTTGATGATATATATTACGTTGGAGAAGTTAAAAGCGTACCTATTAACGAGTTGATTAAAGAGTTTCCGTATTTAACAGATGATGAGTTAGAAGATATAGTTAAAAATAACTATAAACATCATTATAGATATGGAAAAGCTAGACAAATCGATGAAGATAATAACAAATTAGATATTTTATATTTCAATTATAAAACCTTTATGAGTGAGGTATATAAAATGAAAGAAACTGGAACTGGAGGTGAGAAAATAATCCCAAAAGATGATACATTTAATCCTCCACCAAATAAAGAAGGTGGGTTTGAAAGATTAGGTAGAAAAATGGAATGTCTATATGAAGGAGTTTTAATTTTAGGTACAAAAAAATTACTTAGATGGGAAAGAGCTAAAAACATGATGCGTCCTAAAAGTGATTTTACCAAAGTTAGAATGAATTATTCTATAGTAGCACCTAGAATGTACGAAGGTAGAATCGAGAGTTTAGTTGGAAGAATAACTGGATTTGCAGATATGATTCAACTTACTCATTTAAAGTTACAACAAGTAATGGCACGTATGGTACCAGATGGTGTGTATTTAGATGCAGATGGTTTAGCTGAAGTAGATTTAGGTAATGGAACCAATTATAATCCTCAAGAAGCTTTAAATATGTTCTTCCAAACCGGTAGTATTATTGGTAGATCATTCACACAAGATGGTGATCAAAATCCAGGTAAAATACCTATTCAAGAAATACAAAGTGGTACTGGACAAAAAATGACTAGTTTAATTAACACGTATAACTATTATTTACAAATGATAAGAGATACGACAGGATTAAATGAAGCTAGAGACGCGGCTACACCAGATCCAAAAGCATTAGTTGGTGTTCAAAAGTTAGCAGCAGCTAATTCTAATACCGCTACAAGACACATATTGCAAGGTGGAGCATTTTTGACGGCTGAAATTGCAGAACAACTATCACTTAGAGTTTCTGATATTATAGAGTATTCACCAACTAAAGATGCTTTTATACAAGCTATAGGTTCTCACAATGTAGCAACGTTAAAAGAAATGTCTGAATTACACCTTTATGATTTTGGTATATTTATACAATTAGCACCAGATGAAGAAGAAAAAACAATATTAGAGAATAATATACAAACAGCATTATCTCAACAAACAATAGATTTAGAAGATGTAATAGATCTACGAGAAATTAAAAATATAAAATTAGCTAATCAATTGTTGAAGATTAGAAGAAGAAAGAAAATGCAAAAAGATCAAAAAATTCAACAAGAAAATATGAAAGCCCAAGCTGATGCTAACGCGCAACAGCAACAAGCAGCGGCTCAAGCTGAGATCCAAAAGTCACAAGCTAATTTACAAAATGAAATACAGTTAGAAACTCAAAAAGGAGAAATTAAAAAAGGTACTTTACACGCTGAAGCAGAAGTAAAGAAAATGTTGATGGATCATGAATTTAATCTAAACATGAAGATGAAAGAAATGGAACTTAACATGATTAGAGAAAAAGATGAAAAGAAAGAGCAAGATAAGACATCTAGAGATCTTATGAATAATCAAGTAAACAACGAACATAAAGAAAGATTAGAAGATAAAAAAGCTATAAACAAGATTATGGAAAAAGGCTTTGAATCTTCAGGTAACGATGTGATTGGTGGAGGAATGCGTTTAGGTGCTTTCGAACCACAATAAAAACAAATTTATTAATTATATAATATTATATTATGGCAAAAAAAGAAAAAAAAGAAGTAGTTGAAAAGGCTACTGAACAACCAAAAGCAGATGAAAAGGTTGAAAAATTAAAGGTTAAAAAACCTAAAATGAAAAAGTTTGAGGAACCAGAAGATGGTATTGTTAAAGTAGATCTTAAAGAATTAGCTAAAAAAGCTGAAGATGTAGTAAAGGTTGATTTATCAAAACCTATAGAAGACATTAAGGTTCCAGATGAAAAACCTATAGAAGAAGTAAAAGAACAAAAAACTGAAAATCCAGTAGAAGAAAACATTGATACACCTGTTATAGAAGAGATTACAAACGAAGAAGAGGTTAAACAAGTTGAAGAAGTTGTTGAACAAGCTGTAACTGAAAATGTAGAAACAGGAAGAAAGCTTCCAGAAGGAGTTGAGAAATTAATGAACTTTATGAATGATACTGGTGGTGATATTAATGATTATGTAAAACTTAATAGAGATTATTCTGAAATGGATAATCATACTTTATTAAAAGAATATTATCAACAAACAAAACCTCATTTACAATCTGATGAAGTTGATTTTTTAATGGAAGATCAATTTTCTTATGATGAAGAAATTGATGAGGAAAAAGATATTAAAAGAAAAAAACTAGCGTTAAAAGAGCAAGTTGCCGACGCTAAAGCTCAATTGGAAGAGCGTAAATCCAAATACTATGAAGATATCAAAGCTGGGTCAAAGTTGACCTCTGAACAACAAAAAGCTATTGATTTCTTTAATAGACACAACAAAGAATCTGAAAACAATCAAAAGATTCAAAAGCGGTCTCAAGATATTTTTGCGAATAAAACTGAAAATGTTTTCAATAAAGATTTCAAAGGTTTTGAATATAATGTTGGGGACAAGAAGTATAGGTTTAACGTTAAAGATGTGAACGAAGTTAAAGAAACCCAAAGTGACATGAATAATTTTGTCAAAAAGTTTTTGAATAAAAATAATGAAATGGAAGATGCTAGGGGTTACCATAAATCTTTATTTACTGCTATGAATTCAGATGCTGTTGCTAAACATTTTTATGAACAAGGTAAAGCTGATGCTTTAAAAGAAAGCGTGGCTAATTCTAAAAACGTTAATATGGATCCAAGATTACAACATAGCGAACCTATTGATAATAGTGGCCTTAAATTTAGAGTGGTTGGTGATAGTACAGATGATTTCAAATTCAAATTTAAAGGAAAACGAAAATAATAACAAATTAAAAATTAAAAAAAATGGCAATAACAGCAGGAGGTAGTTTGAATTCAGTAGTTGCTCCAGGTAAGCAAGTACTTTCTTCAAATTACATTGATTTTACTGCGTCCGGTACAGCAGGATGGGCGCAACAATATCTGCCTGACTTAATGGAAAAAGAAGCTGAAATTTTTGGTAACAGAACAATTGGTGGATTTTTAGAGCAAGTTGGAGCAGAAGAATCTATGACTTCAGATCAAGTAATTTGGTCAGAACAAGGTAGATTACACCTTTCTTACAAAGGTAGAATGAAGAGTGCTACAGACACAGCTACAGCTGTTGATAGTATTACTTCAAACGCAGGGGGTCACATTCAGATTGAAAAAGATATCGATGGTAACGCATTGGGTACTTCTTCTTATTCTAATGGTGATCACGGTATTCGTGTAAACGATATGGTTTTAGTAGCAGATTCACAAGCTACTGTACGATGTATGGTAACAGCTGTTGCAGCTGATGGAGATATTGATGTTACTCCTTATGACGCAACTTCTGGTACAACTACATTAGGGGCAGCTGGTTTAGCTACTGGTGATGTTTCTGAAGCATTAAGAATCTTAGTTTATGGTTCTGAATTTGGTAAAGGAGATAATTACGATGGTAGTTCTACAAGAGGTGCTAACGAGCCTAAATTTACTTCGTTTACTAACAAACCAATCATTTTGAAAGATTACTATGAAATCTCAGGATCTGACGCTTCTCAAATTGGTTGGGTTGAAGTTTCTGGTGAAGATGGACAAAATGGTTACTTATGGTACTTAAAAGCTGAGGGTGATACTAGACAAAGATTCTCTGATTACATGGAGATGTCGATGATAGAATCTATAAAAGGAGACGGGTCAGAATCTAGAATTGATACTCACTTAAGTGCAGCTACAGCAGGTACTGATGGATTTGGTACTGAAGGTTTATTTGCAGCTATAGAATCAAGAGGTAACATTACTACTGGTGTAACTGGTGTTAATGCTGCTACTGATTTAGCTGAATTTGATCTTATTTTAGCTGAATTTGATAAGCAAGGTGCTATTGAGGAAAACATGATGTTTGTTAATAGAGCAACTGCTTTAGCAATGGATGACATGTTAGCTTCAATGAATTCTTACGGAGCTGGTGGTACTTCTTATGGAGTATTTGACAACGAAGAAGATATGGCGCTTAATTTAGGTTTCTCTGGTTTCAGACGTGGATCTTATGATTTCTACAAAACTGACTGGAAATACTTAAATGACTTTTCAACTAGAGGTGCTATTAACGCGGTTGATACAGCTAATGCTGTTAGAGGTGTAATTGTACCAGCTGGTGTATCTTCAGTTTATGATCAAATTTTAGGAAAGAACCTTAAACGTCCTTTCTTACACGTTAGATACAGAGCGTCTCAAACAGATAATAGAAAAATGAAAACATGGACTACTGGTTCTGTTGGAGCTTCTACATCTGCTATTGACGCGATGCAAGTACACTACTTATCTGAAAGATGTTTAGTTGTACAAGGTGCTAACAACTTTATGATGATGAAGTAAGCATTTACATATTAAAAGACCGGGGCTTCGGCCTCGGCCTTTTATTTTATTAATTTTATTATATATTATATTATGGCAAAGAAAAAAGAAACAAAAAAAGTTGAAGTAGCCGAAGAGCTACAGGTTTTAGAAAAACCAAAAGCAAAAGAGGTTAAAAAACCTACCGGTCCAGAAGATGGATGGGAAATAAAAGATAGAACATATTACTTAAAAAGTGGTAAAACACCTTTATCTTATATGGTTAGATCTAGTAATGTTTATTATTTTGATGAAGAAAAAGGTTACGAAAGAGAATTAAAGTTAACTTCAAACCAAAGAACTGCTTTCGTTGATGAAATGAAAGGTGATCAAAGATTAGAGCATATAATTTTTAGATCAGGAGCCTTGTTTGTTCCTAGAAATAAACAAACTCTTCAAAAATTATTATCATTATATCACCCTCATAAAGATAAGATATATTACGAGTGGCAACCTAAAAAGATAGCAGAAAACGAATTAGATTGGTTAGAATTTGAAGTAGCAGCTTTACAAGCAGCTAATAATCTAGATATTACAATGATGGAAGCGGTTATGAGAGCAGAAATCGGTTCTAGAGTATCAGAGATGAGTTCTAGTGAGCTTAAGCGTGATTTATTACTATTTGCTAAGAAGAATCCTAAATTGTTCTTAGAGTTGGTTACTGATGAAAATATAGTACTTAGAAACTTTGGTATAAAAGCTACTGAAATGGGTATTATAAAATTAACAGATGATCAAAGAACATTTACTTGGGGTTCTACTGGTAGAAAATTAATGAATGTTCCTTATGAAGAACATCCATATTCAGCTTTAGCCGCTTGGTTTAAGACTGATGAAGGTATGGAGATTTATTCAAATATTGAAAAAAGATTAAAATAATAATCACTTTGTAGATGCAGTCGCTCTACGGGGTGACTGCAAATACAAAATAAAAGAAATTATGGCAAAAATTAAAGTAGATACTGTTTATCAAAGAGTTTTAGCTATAGCTAATAAAGAACAAAGAGGGTACATAACACCTCAAGAGTTTAATCTTTTAGCTAACCAAGCACAACTAGCTATATTTGATCAGTATTTTTACGATATAAGTCAAATAAGTACGCTACCAGGAAATGAAACTGAGTATGCGGATATGTTAAAAACATTAAATGAAAAAATAAGTATATTTAAAAAATTAGATACTTCCTTAACTTACAGCGGTTCGTTCTTTTTATATCCAAATGATATGTATAAATTAGGAACACTTTATTTTGCTCAAAGTGGTTTATCAGAAGATGGAGTTGAGATTCAAGAGATAAATTATGATGAGCTATTAGACGTACTAAGATCACCTTTAACCGCACCAACAAAATCACACCCAATATATATACGTAGAAAAGAAGGTATAAAAATATTTTCTACACCAGCAATTACTAGTGGTGTAATAGCTAGTTATATACGTAGACCTAATGATGTTGAATGGGGTTATGTTGTTGTCAATGGGGAGGCTTTATATAATGCTAGTGCTTCAAATAATTTTGAATTACATTTATCTGAAGAGAATTTATTAGTAATGAAAATATTAGAACTAGCAGGTATAGTTATAAACAAACCAGGATTAATAACGGTTGGACAGCAAGAACAAAACGAAATACAACAAAAAAAATAAATAAATGGGATTATTAAAAGAAACAGCACATAATTACTATAGTGGTAATGATTTAGGTAGTTATCAGTTTATATCTTTAGAAAATATTATAAATAACTTTATGATTTCTTATGTTGGAGAAGATAAAATAATATCTAAGGTTAAACGTACAGATGTATTGTTTCACGCTAGAAGAGCACTACAAGAACTTAGTTATGATACTTTTAAATCTATAAAATCTCAAGAAATTACATTACCACCATCTTTAGTAATGCCTATACCACAAGATTATGTAAACTATGTTAAAGTATGTTGGAGTGATTCAAGTGGAATAGAACACACGATTTATCCTGCCTCAAAAACCTCTAATCCAAATTCGTTATCACAAGACGGTAATGATAATTATATATTCACTGATCAAGGTGATTTATATCAATTCCCAATGGAAGTAGAACTAGAAGATTTGAGTAATGGAATAAATTCTTTTGACTTTTATTTAAAAGCACTAAATACTAATGCTAATATGACTGCTGGTGAAATAGCGCCAGATACGAATCCAATTAAAGCTGGCATGGAAATTGTCAGTCCACACTTTCCTGTTGGCACAAAAATATCTAGCGTTGGAACTAACGATCCCACTTCAGGAGATTTTTATATAACAACAGATAACAACTCTGTTTCTACAGCACCAGGAGGAACTGTTAAAATAACTATACTAGACAAAAGTGATACTTGGGATAATTACAAAGATGCAACACCTTCAGAAAACACTGAAGATTATCAAGAGGATACATATTGGCCTCATATGGGTGGTAGATTTGGATTGGATCCAAAGAATGCTCAGGCTAACGGATCGTTTTTTATAGATAGTATATCAGGAAAAATCCATTTTAGCTCTAATATTAACGGAAAAACTGTGATATTAAAATATATAAGCGACAGTTTAGGAACAGACGCAGAGATGCAAGTACACAAACTCGCTGAAGAAGCTATGTATAAATGGATAGCACACGCTATATTAGCATCAAAAGCAAATGTCCAAGAATATCTAGTTAATAGATTTAAAAAAGAAAGATTCGCGGAAGTAAGAAAAGCAAAATTAAGATTGTCAAATTTAAAAATTGAGGAATTAACTCAAATAATGAGAGGTAAATCCAAGTTTATAAAACATTAATATATGCCAGAATTGAAACAAACTTTCTCTACTGGTAAGATGAACAAAGATCTTGATGAAAGAATTGTTCCATCTGGAGAGTATAGAGAAGCATTAAATATAGATATAGGTAATTCTGAAGAATCCGATGTTGGTTCTGTGCAAACGTTATTAGGTAATATTAACATGCATAATACTAACATTAGTCTTAGCGAAAACGCTACGTGTGTAGGTTCTGTAGCTGATGAAAAAAATAATAAAATATATTACCTTGTAACAGATGGTTCTAATGGAACTGATTGGATAATAGAACACAACACTGACACAAATCAAACAACACCTGTTGTTGTAGATAAATGGAAGTTTTCTTGGAGGATAAGTAGCACAACTATATACAATATAAGTGGAACACCATCTGTGTCTTTTAAAATAAGTGATCTTGGAAATTCTACAAATAATATTACAAATGTAAGACCTGGAATGATAGTTTATAACAACTTGTTGGGTGGTGATTTTATAAACATAGGTCCTAGTTCAGGTGTTTTTGTAAACATGCTCAAACATAATGGTATAGACGAGTGGGAGATTTTTGTTGATGATGTAACTGGTGATAATGGTATATTTTCTGGTATTACCCCAGGTTTAGGATCAGTACAAGGTGATTATGTTAATTTCCAATCACCAAAAAGAGTATTAGGTTTTAATTATAAAAATATAATTACAGGTATAAACATAATGGACGGAATGTTATTTTGGACAGATGGAAAAAATGAACCTAAAGTAATAGATATAGAGTTATCTAAAGAAGGAACATCTATTGCTAATAGTCCTACTGCGGGTACGTTTTACAACCACACTAAATTTCACGTTTATGATTCTAATCATAATTTAAAAAATAACTCTTCAAACACTATTAATTTTAGAACTCAACCCGCGTGGTTACAAGAAGAACATGTAACTGTTATTAAAAAATCACCTCTTCACCCACCCAATATAACAATGAGTAATACTTCTGATGATAGATTTTTATCAGATGGTTCAAAAGCTGTTCTTATAGCTAGAACAAATCCAGTCGCGTTTATTACTTATGAAGATGAAGATCCAGTTATTGGTGACAGTAAGCAGTTAGAGTTTTCTTCTCCATATCCACATTATAAAAAGGGAGATGTTGTATTATTTAGAAATGATGACACTGGTACAGAGCACCCATATTTTTATGATGAATATCAAGTTAGCGCTGAGGTTTTAGAAATACTAGATTCAGACACAAGTGGTGGAGTTAAAAAGGGTAAATTTAAAATACTTTCTGTATCTAAAGAACTTGGGGATTTTGGTGCTTCAGCACCAACTACATATGCTTGGTATTCTCTTTTACAACAAGAAGAACCTCTTTTTGAATCTAAAATACCTAGATTTGCTTATAGATATAAATATCAAAACGGGCAATACTCTCCTTTCTCTCCATTTTCAGAACCAGCTTTTTTACCTGGTAGTTTTAAATACAATCCAAAAGAAGGACATAATTTAGGAATGGTTAATAATATAAGAACATTATATATAACAGATTTTGTTCCAGACACTGATGATTTACCAAAAGATGTTATAGCTATAGATATACTTTATAAAGAATCAAATTCTACAAATGTTTATACAGTAAAAACTATAAAAGATACTGATGCAGAATGGGAAAAATATGGTGCTGCTGTAGCCCCTTCATCAGGTATTTATACTTTAAAAGGTAGAAAATTAATTTACGCAAGAACTACAGGTTCTTTAAAAATAGAATCTGAATTAATACATGCTGCTGTGCCAGCAAATCAATTATTAAGACCTTGGGATAATGTTCCAAGATCAGCTAAAGCACAGGAAATAATAGGTAATAGATTAGTTTATGCTAATTATATTCAAAACTATAATTTAAAACAGTAACATGGGAATACCAACGGGAGGATCAGCAACATCAGGAAATACAATTAAAGTAGATATTACTGCTAACGTAGAATCTGCTGTACCTAAATCAAATGTTGAACCAGGAAAATCTTTAAAGTCTTTAAGAACATACCAAGTAGGTGTTGTTTATAAAGATATATATGGTAGAGAGACACCAGTATTAACAAATGAAGAAGCTACATTTACTGTACAAAAAGAATTAAGTAATAAAGAAAATAGAATAGTTGCAGATATAAATAATAATCCACCTAATTGGGCTGATTCTTATAAATTTTTTATTAAAGAGACTTCAAACGAATATTACAACGCTTGTATGGACAGATGGTATGATTCTGAAGATGGTAACATATGGTTATCTTTTCCTTCTGCAGAAAGAAATAAAATACAAGAAGACACGTTTTTAATTCTTAAAAAAGAAGCAGCAAGTGATAGTGCAGTATTAAAGAAAGGTAAATATAAAGTTATAGATATTAAAAACGAAGCGCCTGACTTTATTAAAACAGATTATGAATTATATGGATCTATGACGTTAGATGTTAATTCTGCTCATCCAAACAATACTGAAATAGTTATAGATTGGGATACCGCAACTAAAGGTTGGGATGACAGTCCTTTTTTCGACGCTGTGTTAACTGGTGATATAGATCAAGATGGTACAGCTGGAAACCCAATAAGTGAAAGTACAAATTCTGCTGGTTTTATAGGTTGGCCATTAAAAGATGTTGTAATTGATCTTTCTATAACTGGTAGTAGAACAGGTTGGTTAGACGTTACTAATATACGCAAAGATACTGATGCTAAAATATTTTTATCAAAACCATTAAAAGGTAATAGTTCTAGTAATAGTGGTGGTATATTATCTGTCTTACCATCTGGAGATGGAGACGCAACAGTAAAAATAGCTAAAAAAGTAGTTAAAAATAAATCAGAATTTGATGGTAGATTTTTTGTAAAAATAAAAAGAGATCCAGTAGTAGATGATCATATTAGAGCTATTGGTAATCCTTCACCTAGTTTTGTTGTAAAAAATAGTGTTCCACAATATTATTTAACTACACCGAAATCTGGTTCTAATTCTAGTTTTTGGAATAGTATTGGTGAAATAATTTTTATAGACAAAGCTAGTAGAGCAAATGTTGGTACGGGTGGTGGTACTGGATCAGCTGGTCCATATGATGAAGATGATGGATATGGAATAATTGGAAGTGGAACTGGTGCTAGAGTTGGAAGCGCTAAGAGTAGTCTTAGATGTACAATGGAATTATCTCTTAGTAAAATAAAAGACGGGGAGCAAGAAGGTTTTTCAACAGCTGACAACACACAGGCATATCAAGAATTTTTACAATCGATGTCTACTGTTGGTACGAAATTTAGATGGAAAGAAGATCCATTCCAACATATATACAAAGTAACAACTGTTTATAATTCTCAAGACGGAAATACAAATGGCACAGGTATATATAATTATTCTTCTAAATCAAAACATAAAGATGAAAAAGATAATAAAACAGTTAGATTATATATAAAGTTTAAAACAACTGGTTGGAGATTAAATGACGATCAAGCTTCTAGTGGTACTTATGAGTTTTTTGAAGATGAAAAAGATAAATATCCTTTTAATTATTTAAATCAATATGATGTAGATACTTCTGAGGGTACTGCCTATCCAACGTCTGGTGGTGTAGATATTCCAGAGTGGAATCCTACAAAAAAGGGTTATGGTACTTATGGTGGTAGTGTTGCTTGGCAATTAAATACAGCATCTAATGATTTTGATGATATAGAAGTAACATCATCATTCCCGGCTTCAACTGATGAAGATGAATTTAGGAATACTATGGAAATTGTAGATATAGGTACAGGTAGTGAAGAACCTGTTTTTACAGAAAATCCAGCTATTTGGGAAACAGAACCAAAAGAAGATATTGGTCTAGATATATATTACGAAGCTAGTCAAGCTTATCCTATACAACTAACGGAAAAAACCAATGAACTTTTTATCCCATTTGGATCTTTAATAGAAAGTAAAGATATTATAACGGCACCACTTGTTAGTGGAGTTCAAAAAGATTTACAATTATATTTCCCACCTGAATCTTATGTAGAAACTTGGTCACCAACAAATAATGGTGGTGATTGCATACTAGTAAATATTAGAGCATCGGAATTAGGTATATATGACACGCAAAAAGCTATTAGTGAAGCAGAGGCGACAGAAGTTGCTGATGTTACTTTAAATAGTAATGTCATGGATTTATCACAAGCTAACGCAAATATTTTAGCAGGTTATAAAATAACAGGACCTGGAGTACCTTATGGTACAGAGGTTATTACTGTTGCCGGTACAACTGTAACTATGAGTGATAATGCTCAATCTAATGAAACAAATGAGACATATCAATTTGTCGATCCTAATAATGCTACTTTAAATCCAATACCTGTTGGTAATAGTGCATTTTTTAATATATTTGGTCCTGGATATTTACATTTAAATAATCTTTTTGTAGGAAAAGAATTACGATTTATTAGACAAGATGGTGGGTATGTAACTGCGAAAATAAAACATTTAACTGGTTGGAAAACCTCAAACACAAATATAAACGGTAACAATCCAGCTTACAATGGCGATAATGATATATTACTAATAAAGTTAGATAGAGATATTACAAAGGGAAAAATAAGATTACCTTATTTTAATTGCTGGTCGTTTGGAAATGGAGTTGAGTCTAATAGAGTTAGAGATGATTTCAACGCTGTTATGTTAGACAAAGGTGTTAAGGCATCTACAGTTTTAGCAACACCTTATGAAGAAGAAAAAAGATCAAGTGGTTTAATATACTCTGGTATTTATAATACTAATAGTGGAGTAAATAATCTTAATCAGTTTATAGCAGGTGAAAAAATAACTAAAGATGTTCCACCTAGTTATGGTAGTATACAAAAATTAAAAGCAAGAGACACGAATTTAGTTGCTTTTTGTGAAGATAAAGTTTTAAAAATAATTGCTTATAAAGACGCATTATATAACGCAGATGGAAAACCAGATTTAATATCATCAAATAATGTTTTAGGTGATATAACTACTTTTTCTGGAGAATATGGTATATCTCAAAATCCAGAATCATTTGCAGAGGAATCATTTAGAATGTATTTTACAGACAAACAAAGAGGTAAAGTATTAAGACTTTCTCAAGATGGATTAACACCAATATCTGATATTGGAATGAAAGATTGGTTTGGAGATAATTTAAAGGGTTATGAATATCTAATCGGATCTTTTGATGATAAAAAACAAGAATACAATATATCTTTAAGAAGAGATTTAGATCCATTTTTTGACAACGATCCTAAAACAGTTTCATTTAGCGAAGGTATAAAAGGATGGAGTAGTTTTAAAAGTTTTCATCCACAAAGTGGTTTAAGTATAAATATGAATTATTATACTTTTGAGAAAGGGAAAATATGGAAACATCATTCTAATCAAACAAGAAATAATTTTTATGGAAACCAATATGATTCTTATATAGATGTTTTATTTAATCAAGAATCTGGTTCTGTAAAAAGTTTTGGATCTATAAATTACGAAGGAAGTCAATCAAAAATATCAAAAGACTTAACAGATCCAAATTACTATAATAATGAAGAGAAATACGGTTGGTATATAGAATCTGGACAAACAGATTTACAAGAGGCTGGGACAATGGAGTTTAAAAACAAAGAAGGAAAATGGTTTTCTTATATGAAAGGAAATCCTGTTTATGGAGTTAACGATTTAAATAGTAAAGAATTTTCTTTTCAAGGAATAGATGTTGTTAGTTCTTCTTCAACCACTGGTGTTGTTACTGGATGTACTGATCCTAATGCTGTAAATTACGATCCAGCTGCAAATACAGATGATGGTAGTTGTATTGTTTGTAGTTTGTTAGATATAACTTATCAAGCAGTTATGGGCGTAGATAGTATCTCAATAACACCTTCTAATACAGCTGAAGATTTACCATGGAATATGTTTGTTATAGATTCTAATGGGCAACAATTAACAGGGACTAATACTCCAAATCCTGGAAACGTTACAAGTGTGTTTTCTGGATTAAATCCTGGAACCTACACGTTGCATATACACACTAATAACGCGTGTGAGCACACAAGACAACTTGTAATAGCTGCTGTTCCTGTTCCTGGATGTACTAATCCTTTAGCAGTTAATTACGATCCTAATGCTACCGTAGATGATGGTAGTTGTATTTTACCACCTCCAACAGTGATATACGGTTGTACAGATCCAACGGCAGCTAATTATAATCCATTAGCAACACAAGATGATGGTTCATGTCAATATGCGCCACCAAATATGATACAAGTTTCAGTTGAAGATTTAGGAGATAACGATTAATAATATGGCAAATAATTACGATGTAACTCAATTAACAACACAACCATTCGCTGCAGGAGTTAATGGACTTTTTGATAATCCAGTACCTTTTCCTCCACCCAATGGTTATAAATTAACAATAGAAGCCCATCCAGGCTACACTATTGAAGCTAAAGATTTTGGAGTTAATGGTAGCTCTTCAGTTCCAAGTTCAACAGCTAACTCCCATACAGCGGCACCTTCTAGGTGGGAACATCAAGCTAATTTACCAAACGGAATACATAAAGTTGTATTTGAAGATACTGATAATCCTACAAACTCACCCACTTGGGTACCTACATCTACAAACAAAATAGATGTCTGGGTATATTTTGGAGATACTCAAAGTACGCCTTATTTTCCAGGAAACACCATAGGTATATTAATAGATATAGATGGTATAACTAGACCAACAGGACCAGCAAGCAATGAAGTATATATAAGAGATCTTTCTTTACATGAAAGTGTATGTTCTATATCGCAGTGGCCTGTTAATACTAACGCGAATCCAAACTTAACTAGTTGTAGTTACAAAGGTGCGCCAAATCAAAGTGATGGATATCATTTCGTTATGGAAAAACCTATTCCATCAACAACTGTACAGAATGTAACAATAGATAATTGGCCTAATTATACTTATTTTGCACAAGATACAGGTTCTATATACAGTTCTTCAATATACAACTCTATAAATATAGCTGAATCTAGAACAGTAAAAACAACAGACTCACAAATATCAAGTGCTGGATATACTGATATATATTATAAATTTATATTTTGTGGTCCTGGAGTTAGCTATACGCCAGGGGGAGCTCCATATGCGGTTTTTAATCCAATAACAATGCCAGATATAAATATAGTTGAAACGTCTGATAATTATCAAACAACAGCAACTTTAACAGGTCCAGATGGAATATTACAATCTAATTACTTTCATTATACGTGGTTTGTAAATGATGCTTCAAACATTATACCTGGCATGATAATATCCGGACATCCAGACATTAATCATAATTCTGGTGTTTATCCTTTTTCTTTTGATGTTAGAGTTGTAGATGTAGATTATATAAATAATAAAATAAAACTATCAAACGCTCAAGAGGCTACTGAACTAACGAATGTAACTTTAAATTTTTCTGCTGATACAGCAGATGGTTCTTGTGTTGCTAAACGTTTTATAATACAAAGTTCCCCTGATTTAGCCACTCAAGTTGGAGTAGAAACATCAGAAGCTTTAACTGCTATTGGTGATAGAGATATTGAGTTTTATTTCGAAACAATGAATATAGCACCTACATGGGGTACACAAACTAATCTTAATATTACTGGATTTGATATTTAAAAATAAATAAAATGGCTATAGTAAAAAACACAGGTTACGGAACAATAACAAGAAAATTAAAAATAAACGGAGATGCTGGCGCTGTGTTTAATTTAAAAATTAAAACTGGTAGTAATTATTATAATTTTGATACAAACGGTTTTTCTTCTGGTATAAAAGAATTAAAAAACCAAAAGATTGGTATTAGTGGTGTGTACGAAAAAGATATAATATTACCTACTGTTAGCTCAGATACTCAATATGATGTTTACATATCTCCTTCTCCAACTACTAATTTAAATATAAAAACGGGATTAGATTTAAAAGTTGGAACTATTTTCCAACGCGGCAACAAAGCCATAACATTTAATGTCACTTCCGCGGTGGCTGGCATGTCAATACATTCTGATTTAACTGGAGGAACGGTAACTGCTTTAGCGACTTCTGATTTTCCAGCAGAAAGAGGGACTTTAACACAAACAGGAACTATTACTAAATCTAGCTCTCCATTATTATATATACATGATACGCCTAGTTGGAATAGAGCAGATGGAGGAAACTTTACTAATTCAAATGTTGTAGAATCTAAAGTTTTATCAGTAAATAAAACTAGAGTAGTTTTAGATAGTGTGACTGGAATATCTACTACGTATTATGTTTCTGGTGAAAATATTTATGATGATATAACTGTATCTGCCATAAGTGGAAATGTAATTACTTTATCTGCAGCGCAGAGAATAGAAGATGGAGATATTTTAACGTTTACTCCCAAGGGTTGGGAAGTTGATTCTATATTATCTAAAATAAAAGGATCCGGCACAAGTAGTTTAACTATGACAATGATTGTATCTGTAAGTAAAGCTGGTAGAGCAGCTGTTACCTCTGTTTGTGATATTGATAATTTTGTTTCTGTTAAACCAAACGCATTTCCAGTTTCAAATATAGAATGTCCAGCTGGTGGTGAGGTTGCAATAAATGTAGTTAGACAATGTACTAATTATCTTGGAAACAGAGGTGATAATGACGCTAATTTGAGTGGTAAATCATTTAAAGTGCATTCTGTACCAGCGGGAGATTCAACGTCTAGAAGACCAACTGGTGTACTTGATTCAAATGGGGATAT